TCAGCTTCAGCTTCAGCTTCAGCTTCAACTTTACTATTCACAATTGCGCGTATCCATTTGTCATCATTATTTTTATAATATTCAATCAGTTGCCCAACTTCAAACTTGGTATCGCTTCCGCCCCGGAACATACCTTTTTTGGGTTTCTCGTTTTTTTTTGTTTTTTCTATTGCCTTTTTTTGTTTGTATATTTCGGCAGCTAATAACCCTTTCAACTTCTGAGAATTGTTGCTTGCTCGGTTTGCTAGATTTTGTTTTTCAGCAGTTTGTGTTTTAGCATTTTCTTTTTCAGCATTTTCTTTTTTATCTAAGCCTTGTTGTACTTCATTAATTATTTCTTTCGTTTGGTCTTTATATTTTGATTTTTGCATTTGTATTTCGGCAGCAGGTTGTATTGATTGCACCGGCACAAATTCGTCTAAGTATTTTTGTATTTGTTTAGCACTGATAGCTACATTAATAGTGTCTGCATCATATTTAAAGCTAGCCAATATACCAGCTTCAACGCTAAATTGCTGTATTTCAATATCAATATTATTCATTGTATCATTGGTTTTATCGCTCATATGTATTTGTATATTATATACAAATAAATAATAAATTCTTACCTTATAATAACTCTAAATCTAGATACCAGGATTATATATGATGGTTTAAAACATATTGTTAGGACGGTTGTTCTGTTTCATAGATTCATCAGTAGACATCTCACGGGTAGAGGCGCCGCCGCGGATCCATCCATCCAAAGCGGCTTCTTCTACAGTATGGGACGCGTCAGATACTTGCTTTTCCATCTTATTGTCAGTAGGATATAAAGAATAATCAGCAAAAGACTTCTCCATAATGGTGGAAACGCTCTTCTTCTCGCTCATCATTTCACCCTGCTGTAGCTGAGATTCGAGTGCGGGGTCGCAACTGCCTCTTCCTAAATAAGGGACTGTCTTGAAAGGACGCTCAAACAGCTGGAGTTTCTCTAAAGCTCGTTCTTGCTCGGTTTTCAAAAGTAGATTGGATTCGTTATCCACCACTTGGCCACCAATTCCATTGCCATTGGCCAAGGATGTGAAAGACATCATAGGTTGTTGCACCGCGAATTTCACGTGCTGGTCGGATAGATTCTTACTAAAATAATCAGACAACATATAGTTCGAAGACTGTGTGTTAGAAATATTGCGTTGTGTTTGGTCGGTAGAATCGCTACCAATTCGGTCGGTATTGTTGAAAGTATAAGGGTTCAAAGTAGCCATTTATAATATACGAATATTTATATTATAAGTAGAGAATGTATTTTACACAAATTCTTTTTCTTTCATTTATCAACTCGAAAAATAAAAATAGAGAACCAAATACGTCCTAAATGAAAAAGTAAAAAATATGATGTTTATGAGAACAAATCTGCATACCATTTTTAATTCACGTGTCTAGCTAAATTACGAGCACACGCAAAATCATTGCCTTCTTTGCAGGAAATCATACCTCCGTAGCAAAACTCGGCGAACGCCGCCTGGTCGTTGGGAATAGTAGTGCTAGGGTTCGAGTTAAATGGTCGTAGAGACTGTTCCAACTCCATATTGCCTCCCATATCACCAAATAATTTATCGGCAATATCGGGATGGTCTGGGTTTGCATCATTTACAAACTGCTTGGCTTGCTTTAAAATGTCTTCTTCCACAGTTTGATTATAGGCGGGAGGAGCCGGTTTTTTGTCAGGATTATAATCGTGGTCAGTCACCAATACATTGCTAAACGGATTGCTAGAATCGGGCATATCAAATACATCGGTAGGAATAGGCATATTATTTTCTTTCAAATAATCTAATGCTGGGTTAGCAAAGTTCTCCGTTGCATCACCATCGACGCGTTTCGATTCCCGTTTTTCTTGTTCCTTGATATGAAAATAATGGAGAACAAAAACAGCTAAAAAAGTAATAATACCAACGAGGAGAATACGGAAGTTTCCAGAATAAAAGAAAGTGGCGAGAACCAACAACATAATGGTTCTCGTAATCGCATTGAGTTTTTGATTATATGTCATTCCCTCAGTAGGGTAAAGTTCCGCCAAATATTTACTGGAAAAAAGAATATTCGGGTTTTCGGACCAAAATGGAACCTTTTTCTGAGCCTTTTCAATTTTCTCTTCCATTGCAATAATGTTCTCCATATTTTCCTTTCTTTCAGAGAATTCTTCTTCTTCGGTCTGATTGTTCTCAATTCCCATATTTTGTTTTTCATTTTGGTTTGACTTACCCGTTGGTTCATTCACGGGAGAGGATTGAATACTAGAGTTCATCATAATAAATAATTAAGGTATATATTGTATAAATATCTTTTTGTTGTGTATTTATCTAATACATAACAAACATTGAGAACCAAGCAAATAATGATTTATCCTAAATTAAACAATAAAACACTAGAATTCTACTTTTTGCTCTTGACACATTTATCGTCTATTTGTAAAGTATCACATTTGGTAGTCTGTGGGACAATTTGCAAAACACATTTGGATTTTTCGCCATATAATGGTTCGGTGCATCCGTTTTCTCCAGTGTGAGTCGGTGATTCAGCGAAACGCACTTTTTTGGTGGTATTCTGTTTCCCTTTTGCGAGGATTGGTTTCACACAACGAGAGCGGAAATGTTCATATCTCTCTCGCACTTGTTCATAGGTTAGCCCAGATTTTTTGTTCAACATATGATTGATGACTTCGTGAAGTTCAAATACATATTTAGAAAAAGTCTCCCGGCTTGCCATATCTTTCTTCGTGATAGGTAATGTTTTGAAATTTTGCTGCAGGTTCTCTCTACATTTACCACAAGGTAATGTGTGCTGCAGACTTAATATAAACTCTCTATAATGTTTTTTATCGGCCGATGTGGGTTTGATAGGATAGTTGAAACTCATTGTATGTAGATAATGCCACATACCTGGTCCCCATACACTGGTAAGCATGCCATCGCCGCTATTATAATCGTCCGTGGTAAATACAGGCGTCGTTTTTTTCCTAGTAGCATTTTTTTTCTGAGTCATAATCTGTAGTTATATTCCTTTCACAAAATAATCTATACTAAATATTTCGTTTTATATTTTCGGTTAAAAAGACAAAAAGAATATATACGAATACAATATACAATGGCCACTATTGTAGATGTTATCCGAAAATATGTCCGTCCGTACTACTACTACATATTAGTTATCATTCTCGTGTTATTATTCGTGTATATTGGACGCTATGTCTTAAATAAATATATGGGAAGCGAGAATTTTGACGTAGCCAACGACCCCACAATGTCGAGAGAAAAAGGAGTAGTAGTGTATTTTTTCAGAGCGGATTGGTGTCCGCATTGCAAGAAAGCCAAACCAGAATGGAACAGTTTTTCTTCCACAAATGATGGTAAAGTGGTAAATGGTTATAAGGTGACGTGTATCGACGTTGATTGCACCGATGAAAACGACGCCAAATCCAATCAATATATCAATAAATTTGGAATAGATTCTTATCCGACAGTGAAACTAGTGAAAGATGACAAAACTATCGATTTCGAATCTCGTATTACTACCACAAGTTTGAATAGTTTTTTAGACACAATGTTAGATGAATAATGTATCTTCACTGCTCATCGTTTTTTTCCCCGTATCTATTAACATTTGACGGAATTCTGAATTATTAATAAAATCATATACATTCGCAAAATCTGGATTCATAGCATCAAATAATACTTCCTTACATAAAGATATATTATTTATTGGTTGATTCGCTAATTGTACTAATTTGTATAATAACGTTATCAAAAAGTAGAACAAGTTGAAATTTTGCAACGATTCTTCCGAAAAGCTATTATCGCACTTTCTAGATAATCCCACAACAATTGTCTCTTCCGGACTATGTCCATCGTTAATACATTGTTTAATAGGAAGGTTAGCTAAAAACCCCCCATCACAATACATTTTATTTTCGTGAAGAAAGGGTGAAAAGCAAATAGGTAATGCACAAGAGCAATAAATCGCATTTATTAATAACCAGTCAGGGTGTGTGCGATGGGAAATCTGTTCTAATGCCATCGTATTCACTTCAGTGATCATAAAATTACAATCAATATGCGTATGGTCGTAGAATTCTTGCATAGTAATGTTTGGTTCCAGACCTTTGCCTAGTAATAATGGGTCGATAATTTGTCTAATAATATCTATATCACAAATGCCTCTTTTTTCAATAGCGTTTAAAAAAGTGGAAAAATCCCATTTGAAAATTTTATACCAAGGACGCTTAACCATAAAATCGTCCATGTCTGTCCAACTGTAATCTAATGCGATAATCGTTCCAATAAGTGTGCCAACTGATGTAGCATAAATAGTCTGTATGTTCTCGATTTTCCATATAGAGTCGTCGTGCATTTGTTGTAATGCTCCATAAAATACGAGTCCGGCAATTCCTCCGCCACCAATGACAAAATTTTTCACGATTTTATCAATATTAGGTTCTTTCTCCTGTTTATTATTTATTTCCTTATCTTGGTTCTCCATTATAATAAAAAATAAGTCTATTGTATTTATGTTTTTTCTATGCAGATACTAATTATAATGTCCAACTTCCTTCAAGTAAACGAAGAAGAATCAAATGGGAGAATTGATATAGATGCTTTATTTGAAAAAAAACAACAAAAAGATTTGAAACAACTGAGTATATTCAATAAAATATTGAATCGTATTCATAACCGTATTCAATTAACAGGTAGAACAAAATCTATTGACAAACACGTATTCTTTAACGTGCCAGATTTCATATTTGGAGAACCATTATATAATCAAGGCGACTGTGTAGGTTATTTAGTAGTAAATTTGGAAGATAATGGATTTCACGTTCGCTATATACACCCCAACACCTTATTTATATCGTGGAAACACTGGGTCCCTAGTTATGTAAGAAACGAGATAAAAAAGAAAACAGGAAAGATAATCGATGCACAAGGAAATATCATTGGCGATAAAAACGCCCCGAAAGAAGATGAAGACACTAATGACCCAAATGACCCAAATTCACAGTTATTTAACAATGGAAAACAACAATCAGGGAAACCAGGGAAAGACTTTAGGTCGATCGACCAATATAAACCGTCTGGAAACCTCGTCTATAACAACGATTTGTTTGAAAAATTAGAGAAAAAGCTGTAAATTGATTCGGATTTGTTCTCAATAATAATAAATATATACAAACTTTCAAACTAATTCGATTATGAATCATCAACAAGACAAGGTAGAGTTATACATTGAAAGAGTGAATATGGATCGCTCTTACTTCGATAATTATAAAAAAACACAATGGAAATTAGAATCAAATATAAACAGATTAAAAGAAATCGAGAACATTTTACAAAAAGAAATAAAAAAAGAAGAAAACAGTAAAAAAACAGAGGAATGTGAAACGTGTGCAATTTGCTTAGAATCATTATATAACAAAACGACAGTATCAACAAAATGCCAACATTCCTTTTGTTATGAGTGTGTAGAAGCAAACCGAAAATACAATCAACACACTGGGTCGCTATGCACAATCTGCCGTGCAGATATAATTTGAATACATAATTATAATTAACATAGTTATGTATTTATGTGGAAGAAGAAGTAGTTGCACTAGGCGTCTGTGTACTATTTTTTTCTGTCCATTTTTTCGTATTGTAAGAATTTAATTCCAAATATTTATTACCATTCTTTTTCCAGAAGTCCACTTTCTTTTCCAATTTCTTTTCGGCAGGGGTCATAGGATAAGCCTGTGTTTCATTCGCATTCATTTGTTTCAACTCTTGCTCGGTAGCCTTTGGTTTTTTGCCGAAGCAATTCACTCCAAAACGAACATAGGGGTTAGCTATGTATCCACCATTGATACCAGGGCGTCCACAATTATTGCCTACTTTTTTAGATTCATTACAAACACCTACATCGCGTGCTTGAAGTTCATTCCAAGTATTTTTCTGCGTGGGAAATAGGGCCATTTGCCCTTCTGACCATCCATAATTACACCATTCCGCACCATTATCATAAGCTTGTTCAACTTGGTCATATGTGGCCAATTTTGCGTCATATGATTTACATATAGCTTGTGCGTCATCATAGGTGTATAAATTATTCGATACATTAAAAACCTCTGCATTAGGGTCATCTGGTTCTGTCTTGTCAGAATCACATTTGGTCGCTTCTACTTCAGTCTCTTCCTCTTCTACTTTTTTCTCTTCCCCTTGAAAGAACGCTTTTATTTTATCAAATAAATCTTCGAATGACACACCAAATACGTATTTGAAAAAATCAACAAACAATAGCACGATTAGCAATAACCACGCGATAGATTCAATCATAGAAATAGATATGGGTTTGTTCCCTTGAGCCATAGACAGGCCAGACAAGTAGGATACTACATACAATCCTACTAAAACAAAGATAACAATTAAAATGGAAGATGGGTTATCTACAAAGTCGGTAAACGACCCGATGACTTGACTACTAACAGTGGAATCACTATTTTGAAAACTGATAAAAGCATAATATAAAATATATGCAATAATAGCAAAAAATAATATATCGATTAATAGACTACTACCCTTAGGCTGACTATCACCTGCAACAACTTGTCCATTTCCCCCGGGTTTCATAAAATAGGAGATACCGATGTATACGCCTAAAAATCCAAATATCACCATTAAATTAGTAGTAGATAACAGTTCTTTAATTGTGCCAGAGAAATCGGCTGTCTCTGCAGATGCTTCTGTAGGAGGGGATGTTGTCGGCGTTTCGGCTACAGTTTGATTAGTATTACTCATTATAATATTATTGAAGTCTTATATTATAATAAGTTATTTTTTTTGCGATAAAATAAACAGTATGCCATAGATGACACAATCGTCTGTGGATTCTCCACCTTTTCAACACGTTGATCATTAAAATGGATCCAGTTATTTTCAGCATTTTTCACAAAAGAAGTATAATGTCCGCCAGATACGCCACCTACGTGATTACAAACTCCAAATAGGTCATATACATACGATTTGGGATTATACCCGCGAACATATTTTGATAGGTCCAAATCGCTGAGGGGGAAATCTATCATTGTAGATATCTTCTGGCTGCCGTCTGGGCTAAACCGTTTCAGTCCGATGACCACAATATCAGGGAATTTCCAAAACGACATTTGTTTGCATACATCTTCTTTTTGCTTGGTATCTTCGTTATACCAAGCATTATCCCCTTCTAAATATTCCGGTTGTGTATATAACTCAAAACAGTCGTGTAGATTGGTAGCTAAACGTTTGGAGTTATCCATAATAGGTAAGTCAAGTATAAAAAAATTCTCAGGAACAATAGATAGAGATTGTCGATTTTTGGTAGATATCAATTCTGAAAAAGAGATGCCGTAAAACATATCCATAATTTCCGAATACTCACTGGAATAGCTTTGTTTCAACATAGTATAGCATTTGACGGCCAATGTATCGAGTTCATTTTCAGGATTTCCATTTATATTTATTTTCACACTTCGAGAAATACTATTATGAATACATTCAATGAAAAATTGCAGGAATTCGGGTAAGTCATTTTGCACCCATCCAGTAAATATATCTCGGTCTTTTGACTTTGCAATTTTCTGGACGTTATGAACAAATTTGCGAGGAGCTACTACACCGTTGCCAGACCACATTACAGTTCTTAAATCTTGCCATTCATTAATTATGATTGACTCGGGAATATCTGTTTTGATATATTGTTTATATGTATCAGAGTCTAAAAAATGATTAAGCTCATATGTATTATTTAACACTTGCATACACGCATTCATAAAACAAGTATTGCCTAAATTCTCCAAACCTACTAACCCTTTTTTATAATACTTTGATAAATCCATTGGCTAATAATATATTTTGTAAGAATATATAGACAAACCTTTATATTCTTATACAAATGGATACTAATAATGGTAGACGGCCACCTCAGTTTGAAAATGACCTACAAACTATTTTGTCTGATTATTTATCAGAGGCATTGTCTGGAAATATAAACGAAGGCGAACATACATTTTATACGAGAGAACCTATTATACCTAATATACCTAATACAAATAGACCAAATACAAATAGACCAAATACAAATAGACCAACTACCAGAAATACTGATAGGCTAGACACAAATCGTATATTGAATGATCTAAATCAAAATATTACGTTATACAACAATAATATGAATCTATATTTAAGGATAGTGCAAGAGACAATGCAGTTAAATAGAAGAGAACCGCAACCTCCTACATATGGTGATACTGACGTCCATATTAGACCCCCGCCGCCCTCAATACCACCTTATAATACGAATAGAGCAAATTCAGCACAACCGAATCGGTATAATAACCATATTTGGTCTGACCTATTTACAGGTCGTAGAAATAATGCAGGTCAAGGAGATGTATTTATTAACCCACTTCAAAATGTGATAGTGCGACCTACTGTTGCAGAAATAGAACAATCTACTGAAAACCTAGAATATAGAAACGATATAAGTGATAATTTCATCAATCAACGTTGTCCGATTAGTTTAGATGACTTTCAGACTGGTGATCGTGTTAGACGTATAACTCATTGTGGTCATACTTTTAGCGAGGTGTCTTTCCAAAGTTGGTTTCAGAGAAACGTAAGATGTCCTGTGTGCAGGTTCGATATTCGCGAATCTCACCCAGTTCAAGACGAACCTAATATACACCCCCCTAACGAAATGCCTGTTATGGATAGGGAACTCGATACGCCGAGTATCAGTCGTTCAGATTCATTACAGTCTATATTTAATGGTATTGCCGATGAATTATCTTCTTCGCTTACTAGTTATATGCAGACTAATGCGGATGCATCGAATAATATTACGGGCATTCGTCTGGAAATTCCAATTCAATATACCGAGATATACGATAATTCAAATAATCTACTTCGTCGAGAATTCAATTAGGTTTAGGGTTTTCTATCAGTCTAATATATAATTATGGAAAGAGGAATTACAATGATGTTGCATTCGGCAATTATTGCTATTATCGCTTATTTTTTAATGATTTATTTACTAGGACAAAAAACGAATGTCGCGGAAGACAGAAGTGTTTTATTGGGAGCAATCGCACTAGCGTATATGGTGGTTTTCGGTCATGGACTACCGAATAAAATAAATAATAATATTCTGTAATTACTGTTTTGAATTAATATATTATATTATATTATATTAATAGCTTATCATGATTCGTACTATTTCAAATACCCCAAAAGCAACAATGTCTAGTCATCGCGACGGTGAAATATCCGCAGCAAGAGGTGTGTTAAGAAGAGCTTGGAATCAACGACAAGCTACAGGTGTAGTAAACGGTCATAATCGTATTATTACTCCATTTAGAGCCGTTAATAATTTAGGTGATTTTTTAAGCCGCAAGAACTATGTATGTGGCGGTCCTAACCAGGTCAGTGCTAGCCGTCCTGGATGGAAAGGTAGCATTGGTTCCATCATTTCTCAGTGTGATGATACTAATGTAGAAGGATATTCAGGTAATGTAAAATTTGTCCCCGACTCTTCTGACTATACTACCTACAAAAAACAACGTGAATTGAACATAAATTACAACGATCCCAAGCATTAATGCGCGTGAAACTCAATTATATTTCTATAGATAGGTTATAAATAGAAATATAAAAATGTTTAGAATGATTCAAAATATAAATAATGGTGTTGTTACCGGACCCAAATCGATGCCTCAAAAAGACAGCACGAGTAATGGAGAAAGTCAATTTCAAATAGCCAGACACGTTTATTCCAACACTCATTTACAGACTCCTCTTACACAAACCGAAAAAATACAAAAAAAATGGTATGGAAACAAAGATGCATCACAAGTTATTGCTAATCGACGCAATAATAGTGTGGGAGTGGGTTCATTTAATGCATCGGGGGGAGCTTATTCTATGACCACTTATCAAGATAAGAACTATGAAACTGCAGCGCGTGGTCGCGCTCGTGCGGGTGGGGCAGTCGCCCCAGCTAAAAAGGGTTCTCGTCCAGTAAATTATTAACTATTTACATAAGATAATGCAGATTACCCATTGATATGTTTTGTGTGATTATAGTATTATTTTTTACAAACGGATATTCATTGGTATGAAGAATCGTATCATTTCGGTTTTCAAGCGTTATATACGAGTAAGCGTAATATATCGCAATCAAACAATAAAATAGAAACATCATTTTAGGTTTAGTGTATTATTGATGTGCAATACTAATTATACATCAATTTTATTCTAGCAATATACCATAATAATGAATCATTATTTAGCCGAATTTTTAGGAACTGTATTCTTCGTGTATGTGATCCTCGCTACAGGTAATCCTCTAGCTATTGGTGCTGCATTAGCCCTTGTCATATTAATCACGTCAGGTATTTCTGGTGGTCATATTAACCCAGCCGTATCCATTGTAATGGCCTCGGCTGGGAAAATGCCCGTGAATGATTTAATCCCTTATTGTGTAGCGCAAATATTCGGAGGTCTGGTTGCTCTTGAAATGTTCAAGCGCTTCAAATTTTAAGCGGATTATCATTGTTTGAGAACTTTATGATATACAAATTTATATCATAAAAAAATCATTATATTGTGCTTTTTATTGCGCGATACACTACAAACAAGCCGACTACCGATATAGAACCTATATAGATTTGCGATACCCAATCGAGTTTATATTTTTTGACATCTACTTCTTTTGTTGTAGTATCGCCATTATCTACACCCGAAATCGCGGGTATTTTTTTAGGAACAGGTTTATCATCACTAGTAATGGCAGCTAAAATCGAGAGCTGTTTCTCTCCTTCGTGTGTTTCTTCTGCATTAATATCCAAATCGTATGTTTCATTTTTCGTTATTTTTATTTCACTTGTAGAAAGAGTGGTATTGAATAAAGGAGATACATAGTTTTCAAAGTTCTCAGTAGTTTTTTTTAGAGGCTTTAATGTTTCTAAATTACGAAAATTAGTTTGTTTCAATGTTGCCATCCCTTCT